TCGCTTTTGTATCATTAGATACTCAGCAATCAACGCGGCCTGTGGTATCCCCTTCACTGTACTCAGCACTGCCTCATCAACGATGGCTTGTCCTGTCTCAGTGAACTTGGTTGGTCTCCACCCGTAATACTGAAGGTGTCTACCTATCTGCTGTCGTGACCCTAGATTAAAGATAGGGAAATCTATGCGGCTAAAAGGTGCTACTGCCGTTTGCCATTGCTCACCCAGAAATTTAAGCCCAACAATAGAAAGCGTACCGTCTTTCTTAATCTTCGGGGTAATCTGTTTGATAAATGTCGGTAACGGTTTGAAAGCCTTATGCACTTCGTCTTCAAGGTCATTCTTCTTCTCCTTTAGTCTAGCTAGTAAGTTGTAGGATTTCTCTTGATCCAAGAGCCACCCCGTTTTAATTTGCTTTGTAATAATACTTTGTACGTGATGCTCAAGAGATATGCATTCAGGCTTAAAATCTCTAAGATCAAGAAGTAATCTTTCGTACACCAACGTATTAACTTCAACATCCTGTACACAGTAATCCACCATTTCTCTTGAATATACAGTAAAATCATGATGTTCCCCTTTAGGTTGATTCAAGATACGTCCCCAATTTTCTAAGGAGTGTCCTCCCTCTCTTGAAGGGTCCGCTAAACGAGACAGTACCAATGTATCAGTTATTTTACATTTGCTAAAGTCAGCGCCCAATAATCTTTGTAGCACAGGTATATCATAACCTATAAGATTATGACCAATTAGTTCGCACTCTCCCTGATCCTCCAACCACATCTGAAACCTACCCATGTTGACACCATTCTGGTGAATAGAGTACATGTGCTTCCGCTGTAAATCCTTAATGCAAATACAGAATACTTTAGTCGGGTTGAAACCATCGGCTTCTATGTCAAGTACAAACTTATCCATTAAAACTCTGACTCCTCACCCATTGGACAATTAGTTTCTATCATACGTCCTGACTCTTTGTCATAGTAAAGATAGCAAGCAGGGCCAGTGAGTCCAACAAACCTATTCTTGAGTACACGAACAGTTGTGGTGTTCCGTGTCTCAGGGTCTTTGTGTTGTTGATCTCGTTCAAGTCCAATAACAATGTCGCTAAGTTGCGCGATTGCCGCCGAACCTCTGAGTTCCCCCAGGCTAATCTTACCGCCATCCTCATGAGCCTTTGATCCGCTAGGTCTACGCAAGTGTGATACTAGGAATAGCCCTACACCTGTCTCCTGTACTAGCTTTCTAAGGTTAGTCATGATGCTGTCTATAGCCTTACGCTCATCTCCGGTATCCTGATCACTGACCACAATGCTGAGGTGATCCAAGATAATCCACTTGCAGTCCAAACCCTTAGCCATGTAACGTATGCGGCCTAAGAGATTGTCCTCGCTAGTTGAACCCCAATGATCAAACATAAAGATACGCCCTGAGCCTAATGTCCTGTCCCAATAGCCTCTCTTCTCTTCCTTGGTAACGGTCTTATCCAAATGTAACAGCTTGTTAGCTTCAATGGACATGATACCCAAGGCTGTCTTTGGGATGTCCTCCTCCAACGCTAGGATGCCTATGTTGTCATCAGTAGCGCCAAGCAAATAATGCTCAAGCTCCCTGACAATCTGAGACTTACCCATACCTGAGCCTGACGTAATGGTGACTAGCTCCTTCCTTCGGAACCCGTGGGTCATCTCATTAAGACAGCCCCAAGGATACAGGATGGACTTAACATCAGCCTGTTCCATTATCATGTCCCAAGTATCACTACCTGACACTATGCCGTCCGGCTGATAGGTCTTTGCGTTCCACCACTCACGCACAAACGCTTGTACCTTATTGGCTTTGAGCATGTCCCCTGCGTCCTTCATAGGCAGGGTGACATTCTTAGCCTTGTTGGGGGTGAATAAATCAAGAACTGACTTAGCCGCCTCCTGTCCCGCTTTGTCATTATCAAAGCAGATCACAACATTCTCAAAAGACTCCAACCATTCTAGGTTTTCTTTAATGTCTTTTGATGCTCCAGTTGCGCCACTTCTAATGGAGACAACGGGCCATTTCCCGTCAAACATTTCGTGAACTGCAAGTGCGTCTGTCTCGCCCTCTGTGATCGTAACGTATTTACCGCCACCCTTGAACGCATGTTGACCGAACAACCCAACATTATTAAACTCTCCTGTAGAATAAAAACTTTTGTTATCCACAATGCGAACTTTAGTCCCTATCGGGGAGCCTGAGTCCTTATCGTGGTATGGATAATGATGTTTGACAATTTGCCCCTGCGCGTTGTACTCAACCGTCACATTATATTTTTGTGATACGGTTTGACTAATACGCCTGTCAGGGATTGCCGCTACTACTCCTGTCATTTCCAATGACCTCGCTCTGATTGGTGTGATGTTGCTAACCTGACCAGTGGCTTTCTCGTAGTGGTTACAGCCGCCTGAAAAACAGACGGCGTGACCATCGGAGTACCTAGCCAAGTTATCCTGTGAGCCACACTTAGGGCATGGCTCATGTCGGACAAACTTAGAACCCACAGCTAGAAGTCCCCGCCACCAGTGTTCTCAGCAACCTCCAACACCTTAACCTTATTAAGGTAAGTGGAGACACCGTGCACGGGATGTTCCTGACCTTCAGCGTACAGGACACGAACTTTTGAGCCTCTACCAATGCGGCCTTTGAATGGCTGACCGTCCGCATCCAATACAGGGACATCGTACTTAGTGCTGAACTTTCTTTGTTTGACACCTTCATACTCGCGCATCTTAACGCCTTTGGCTGACAGATCACCCGCTGTCTCATCATCTAATGACAACACCACGGAGAATTTACCAGTTGATTGGCCCTGATACATTTCATGCTCATCAAGATTCTCAAACGCTAATAAACCTTCTAATACTGACATACTATTTTCCTCTATCGTTGGTTGTGTGACCCTATGTATACTTAAGGATCGTTTGGTTGATACTATAATTATATATTAAAAATTTTTCTTTAATACATAAGTATAGTATAACATGAAAAGGGGTATAACATCAATCATTAAAAGTTATACCCACTATTTTTTTCATGAATACCTCTAAAACATATTACAATAATTTAAATTAAACCTTACTTGAACGTGTACGTAACCATCTGGAAATGTCCTGTAAACCCCTCTCAACTCCTCAGCTATATTCATAATCTTTTTAATAAACTCCTCGCTTATGTCCATCTCGTTACAAAAAGCAAGTCGTGCTAGTTGTTTTACAGAGTGATCGTCCACAAAATTCTGATCGGCATAAATTAAAATCTCTGCGTCATTGTCAATCGGGTCATCCCCCCCTAATACAGCGGGTTGGTCTTTGGTCCATTTTGTCGCCATTGTTTAGCCCTCCATCGTTAAAAAGTCAAACGGGTTGTCGATCTGATCGGGATACGGTACGTTAAACTCCGCCTCTATTGAGGCTGTCAAACAGTCTGTACACAGTTCCGAATAGTCCCCTGTCATCCTGTCGATTCGTTTTAGCTCGTACTCGTTCATAATAACATTACATGCTTTGCATCTACTCATAGGGAAAAGCCCTCTTATGTTGGTTTAAAAACTCCTCAGCGGTCAAACTACTATAATAAGCCCTGACGCTATCCTCTGCGCGTTGGTGCGCCTCCTGTAATGTCATGGACAGCATCTCATACTCTACCATTTCATTAATTAAACGGGTAATCGGTCTTATATTCCCCTCCTCTGAATCTGACCAACCATCATACCCTAAATGCTCCTTAATTCTACTCATTGAAGTCTAGCTCCTCCGTTGTGTATACGTAACCAAAAGTGATGACTATAAACGGTAATAGTACCACAGTTCCTTTGAATGGTAAAGCTACAATTTCCCCTGTAATCTCGTTATAGGTCCATACGGGCTTACTGTCGCAAAATTCAATATCTAAGCCTGTCCCGTTTCTAAGCTCTACTGTCAATTTTTTTGATCCTAGATTAAAATTAATCATGGTTTACAGCCTCATAAATTTGTGTCATGAAGTCCAAAGCATCAGCCCGTCTTTGTTCCTCTCTGTAGTTGTTACGCATAAAATCGCTAGTGTAGAACGCTTTTAATTTAGCTACGTATCTATTGCATAGGTGCTCTTGTTTGACAGTCTGGTATAACTCCTCCTCCTCATAGGTCCGACTGTCCCCTAGTTTGTCCAGTGCGCGGTATTGTGCCTCTGTCAACTCCTCCCGTGTTACAGGTTCAAGATTGTTTTTCATAGCGCTAAACTCCCATAGTCAATTGAACCTACTATTATATAGCATATTACTAAACATGCAACACCTACCCAACAAAATACCTCATTGTTTTTATCTGTCATCGTTTCTGTACCTCATACGCTCTATTAATTCCCTCGCGTGATCCTCTGACATTTCGTAATACTCAGCGAACCTGCCGACTGTCAAAAAGTTATTGACCCAATCTAAATATAAATGCTCATCGCTAAAATGTTGATATGCTTTCACTATTTTTATCCTCCTATTGCTATTATATCATTAAACTCGCGCACGTTGGCACTAGTTACGAAAAAACTATCAGCTTTTGTATTTTCCAAAGATCTTTCTTGTTTATTACTTCCTTTACGTTTTAACGTACCTATTACATTATCATCTAAATGTCTAAGATCCGTAGTATCAAAGGATTTTAAATCATGACGTAATTGTAACCCATCATCATCAAGACCTTTAGTGTTGAACGCCATAGCGATTCTATAATTGGCGCTTACTGCTTTACGCAATGCCGCTTTACTTTGTACGCTAAACATTGACCCGCTAAATGTTAGATCATAATTTTTCAAGGTATTTTTTCTAACCCTGCTAATTTCCTTGGTATAATCATAAAATAAACTGTTGGGCCTTTGTTTCATAATGTTACTGAAATCTATATCACTGGTCCCGTTTAATCTAAATAACGCGGGTAAT